ATCATCTTCTTTATCTTTTTCTTTATCGGAACTTACAGGATTTACTTCTTCTGATTTATCTGCAAATCCTTCACCATCAGAAGATTCGGGAGCAGACATTGCTTCTCTTTCTTCTTGCTTAGTGCAAGCGTAATCATATAGTTCTTCCGCCAACCTGATAACATCTTCAAATGTTTTAGTTTCAGCGGTACGCTTCACCCATACTGCTTCATCAGCAGTGAATGGCATTGAAGGATTGCCCTTGAAGTAAAGATTGATACGATCAATCAAGGATAGTGTCTTAGGATCATCGTGCTTTACGCCAAAGAAATCATCATCCCAGAGTTGTTTGTATCCTTCATAAAATGATTTACGAAGACCAGGATAAGTTACCTTCATCATACGCTCGATGCGAGCATCCTCCAGAACGTTCACAAACGCCTTTGGAGCGTCTCCCCAATCACCTTCAGGGGTATAGAGAGCATGACCCACTTCGTGACCCACTAGAAGGTCATATACGGTCTCAGATGCAGTCTTCCAAATGGGCAGAATCAACAGACGCTTTTCAACATCGAAGCAAGCAGTGCTCACTTTGCGGTGCTCAACGGTCAGATTCTCGGTTGCCAGCAATTTAGCGAGTGTCCCTTTGACTTCCTGATTGATCATTGTCCTCCTGTTGTTGCTGTTGTTCTAATTCTAACAGATCATCCACATATGAGTCAAGCTTTCGGACAGTTTGCCAACCGTCCACTGGTTTGGGCACTCTCCGTATTTCAACACGATCAGTTTTTTTATTGGGTACGACCTCTAAACTATATTCATTTAGGTCCCACCCCAATTTTTCCATTGCTTCATGGATCTCAAATGTTAAAAGCATACCTAATGATAGTTCTCTTTTGGGCACAGGATTCCAGTGTCTTATGGCGTTAGCAACAATGGCAACGTTAGTGACCATATAAGCAATGAGTATAAAGGTGCGAATGCCAGCAACAGAATCTGCCTCTCTATCATTCTTTCCCTCCTTTCCACCTAATGCTTTTGCCCAGATTCTCCACGCCTTACGAATCGTCGGACATCTTCGAGAAGTCGTTGATTTTTTCAAATTTAATTGTCCGTAAGAATTTATCTACCAAGATTTCACCCTTATGACTGATAACGAATAGGTTAGTTCCTGTTCCTAAACTGCGTAAGATAGCAAGCAATTCTGCTGTAGCACCTGAGTCAAGAGAACTATCAAATACCTCATCTAAAATCAGAAGGTTACTAGAGACACTATTCTTCATTCTAGCAACTTCTCGCCAAGTGAACAACAGTGCCAAATCAATTTTCTGTTTTTCACCTTCAGAGAAGGAAGAATATGCAAAGCGATCTCTAAATCGACTCTTGATAACTTCATTGAATTCCTCGTCAAGTGTAAAGTTGACGAAGAAGTCCATGTTTTGCAGATATTTATTAATTAAATTGTTAAAGACAGGAACATATTTCTTGATGATTTGACTCTTGATACCAGAATCTTTCAACAGATTACTAACAACACCATATTCAGAAAGAGTTTTTCTAACTTCACTACATTGTTTTTCTGTTTCATCTAATTTCTTTTCAAGTGCAGTAAGAGATTCAACTTCACCATCAATATCAGGAGTATCTGTTTGAAGATTGATAAGTTGTTTCTGAATTTCCAGATTATCAAACTCTAGACGAACAACTTCTTTATCACTTGCAGTTATCTTACTGCGAAGTTCAAAACATTTTCTAGAGATAGTTTCCATCTCCTCAACAACACTAACTGCATCAGCAATCTGTTCTGTCAAACCTTTAAATTCTTTTGTGAGTTTCTTACCCTTTCCCTCTAGACCACCAATCACTGCAGTTTTAAATGCCTTTTCAATCTCTTGAGAACAAGTAGGACACTCATCATGTGTCTTGAAAAACTTCAATTCTTTTGCAGCAGATTTCAACTCCGAGTTAACATCAGATTGAGATTGCCTAAGTTCATTCAAGAGTTTCTTATGCTCATCAACACCTTTGAGAGAACTTTCAACTGATGTAAGTTCCTTGTCAAACTTTACTTTATTCTTTTTCTCTTCTTTGATTCGTTTTTCGTTATCAGTAATTCTTTTCTGTTTCTCTTTTTGACGAGTATCATTCACATCTTTAAGAGAACTAATTAGTTTACGTTGTGACGTAACTCTTTCTTCTGCAACACTAACCAGATGCTCACAATCTTTGCTCTGGACCATGGTCGTTCTTACACGATCCTTCAGCAACTGATTCATGTTCGAGAAGATATTGATGTCGAGTAAATCTTCGATAACTTCTCTGCGGTGAGGTGCGGATAGTTGCATGAAGGGGACAAATGTGGATGAACCCAAGATGACGACTTGTGTAAAGGACTTGAAGTTGAGTTTGAGAACTTGTTGTTCAAGGTATTTCTGCGTGTCTTTGACAGCAGCGTCCTGATCAATGAGTTTATTGTTCTTGTAAAGTTCAAATACATTAGGTTTAATTCCTCTGAATACTCGATAGTCATCACTACCAATAGAAAAAGTAACTTCTACTTTAGTTCCTTTCTCATTTATACTATTAACCAACTGCCCCTTTGTAATTTTGCGAAAGGGTTTATTAAACAAACCAAAGCACAAAGCATCAAGCAGAGTTGATTTGCCCGCACCATTGGCACCAACAATCAACGTAGACTGAGATTCATTAAGTTCAATTTCTGTCCACTGGTCACCTGTAGATAAAAAATTCTTCCAGCGGATTTGTTCAAATGTGATCATTCGTTTGGTGGGATTACAAGGTCGTCTTTTGAAACTACTGAATATTTGTATCCGTATTTGTCGCAATTGACTGCTACAACATCACGTTCAACTTCCATAATTTCTAATTCATCTTCATAGTCAATTGCTTGCAACTGGTTGACATATCGTTCAGCGTCATCTCGCTGCTCAAAGATATGCACTACTTTGACAGAATTAAGATCGGTGGCATAGATACCACCACTAGATGTGTCCGTTAAGATAAACATTAGAGTTCGGATGCTTCCATATAGAGTGAACGCATAACAGATTTAATATTAGACTTATTAACCTTTACGTCGATTTCATCTATGTAGTTATCCAATAATGTAAGTGTGTCTTCGGTTTCCAGTACCGCATCACCATTCTCTAGTTCTACACTCAAATCTTCAATAATTTTGAGATCAGCGAGACCTATATCTTGGAGTTGCCTTACTGCATAATCGAACTTAGCATGGTCACCTTTATCTTCAACAATTAGTTTGACAAAGGTTCCTTGAAGTTCTTTTGCATCTGGTATAGAAACTCCACCATTATAATGCAACTTATAAAAAGTGTCAAAGGGATTCCTGTAGAAAGTTGTTTTAAGAGTCTCTGTATCGAACACATGGAATCCTCTCTTACATCCATAATCATTCCAATAAATTTGATAAGGGTTACCTAAGTAATGGATATTATCATTATTAGACTTCATGTGGTAGTGCCCACTGAACACTTTCTTGAATTTATTGAAGATAGACGGATCCATCCCATTGAACATCATATGACCTGGATGTGCTTCAAACCCATTAAGCTCAAGATGCCCCATGCAGACAGTAGCAGAACTTTCTGATACAGCAGAAATTGACATCTCTCGGTTGTCATCACAAATCCAAGGCAGAAAAAGTATAGGAAGACCACCGATGCTAACGGTAGTGGGATCGGTGTAAATACTAATGTTTCCATATCCTTCAAGTAACTCACTTGGGGCGTTAACTCGTAGAGTATTTTTGTAGTAAATATCATGATTGCCCACAATCATATGCATCTGGACACCCATCTCTTCAAGAGGAGTAAACCACATTTCCTTTGCCGCTTCTAGCGACATAAAATTAATAGACCTACGTTTGTCAAAGGTATCGCCCAGACACAACACGGTGTCAATACCAGACGCTTTGATAAAGGGAACTACAATCTTGCTGTAAAATTTCTTGTAATGTTCTAGAAAATGTATGTTATCGTTCCTGACACCAAAATGTTGGTCTGTAATCAGAAGAACTTTCATCGCTTAGAATTCATTTCAACACGGGACTTGATATGATTATAATCTGTATTTGTGTCCCCGTCAACCGTAAAGACATGATCGTAACCAGACTTCTCTAGGATCTTGTCTTTGATATCCATCTGTCGTTTCTCTTTAGCGATCCGTCTCAAGAATGCATAATATACAATTTGAGTAAAATATGCGAAGGGGTTTCTACTCTTGGCAGGATCAAAGTTATCAATGTATTGAATACAGTTTTCAATCCCATCACAAACCATATCATCTTTATACATGTAGTTGATAAAGTTTGGTCTGTATGATAAGTGCGTTGCAATTTTCAGGAAACAACCACCAATGTAATTATTGACGCGAGGTTTTGGAAGTCCTTTTTCTTTCGCAATATCGACTTTTTCCTTGTACTTTATAATAGCAGCAAGGAATTCTTGGTTGTCAACATAATGTTGCTTTTTCTTAGGTGCCGATTTCATATCGTATTTGCTTTGTTTATATTATAACATACTTGACAAGGATGTCAATTGCATGTACAATAACCATGTAAGGGTTCAAGAGTGATATAGCTTCTCAAAGAGAGCACGAGCTTCATTGATCTTACCTAGATAACCAGCAGCATTTTTTGTGTCTACCTGGTTCTTGGTCATTTTTCTGTTGGCGATATCTTCTCCTAAGATGTATGCTTCATACATCATGGTAACATCTCTACTCATAGACGCGACGGTCAAAATATCTTTCTCTCGTAAAATAAAGAAATCTTCATCAGACATCTGCATCCATCTGGTGAAACCCATGCCGCGAACAACTTTGTGTTCACCGACTTCTTTGGTCACTGCATGAACTGCTACAGGGTCTTGAAGAAATACAAGAGACTCTCCAGTATCTTCAGTAATAACTGCCTTGCCAAGAATTTCTTCTCCACTGACAAGTTTGAAAATACCGTAAAATTCTTCGTCGTGTTTGGCGTAATTAATCATAAGCTTTTACTTTTACGTCTATGATTTCATAATTAAAGTTTTCTTCGTTATATACTTTGACTCTTTCCATCAAATGATTGAGAGTATAGTTATTACCCCTATCAGTGGAAATGTCATCCGCAATATCATATAAAGTTGCTTGTGACTTATTTTGTCCTTTCCTTAGAACGCGACCAATTGATTGTAGGTTACGAACTCTGGACTTAGAAGGAGAGGCAAAAATAACGTTGTGTAATCTTTTAATGTTAATACCAGTTGAGAATGTACCATAGGATGCGACAATGATCGCATTATCAGAGGATTCAGTTAAACGTCTCACCTCTTCTCTATCATCAACATCGACACCACCATGTACAAAAAATACTGGTCTGTCTGTACCACTATTTATCAAGTTGTAAAGAGGTAATCCGTGCCGCTCTACATAGTTGAAGAGAACAAGAGTATTGCCCGTTAGATCTCGCGCAAGATTGCGGATAAACTTGTTTCTTCCTTCGTGTTCTACAAGGTAACCAATCTCGTCTTGGTATCCTTCAAACAGTTGTTCCTCATGTTTCAAGAGAACAATCTTAACTTTGAGTTTAGCGATGTGTCCCGCTTCCATAAGTTTCTTTGTTCTAGTAACCTGTGAGCATCTACCGAACAATCCTTCAAGGACTAGTTGATTAACATTCGCACCATCGAGGGTGCCTGTAAATCCAATTCGATATTTACATTCATGCAACTTACTCATCAAGGAAGTCAAAGATTTAGCTTTGAATTGGTGCGCCTCGTCACCGATCACAACATCAAACCTATCAAACCACTTACGAGGTTCTTTATAGACAGATTGCCAAGTGGTAATTACCACCTGA